ATTCTGCTGCTAATTTAAAAACCATACTAACACCATACACTTTAATAGCAGCTCCTGGAGCAGGTAAGGTAATTGAAGTGTTGAGCATTTTTGCTTTCTTGGATGCAGGAGCTTCAGCTTTTGATTTTGGACAAAATGTAAAAATACAAACAGGAAGTGCCGTGTGGGCTACATATAGTAATAGTTTGTTTATGAATTCAGTAGCAGATGTTTTGCAACATGATTCTGCTTCAGCTGTTAAGTGTGAGGCTAATACTGCTTTGCAACTTTTAACTACAAGTGCAAATGCAACCGTAGGTGATGGAATTCTTAAAGTAAATATAAGATATAGAGTTCTGACGCTGTCAACATTTTAATTAAATGGACATAAGAAAAATTTCAATTGGAGCAGACTATAAGTCTGGAGCTATGCACTATATAGTAGGGCAAGAAGTATTAGGGGGTAATTATTTTATCCATTTAATTCAACAAGAAAATCAATCATTTAAAATTTGGATTATAAAAGGAAGTGAAGTTTTGCTCTGGAAAGAGTTTAAGACAACTATGCCTGTTTCGTTAGAATATAATATAAATTTTTAATGCAATCTCCATACTCGTTTATTGTTAAGCCTTTTAACAACCGTAGATATGATAATGTAAAAAAAATTGGTGATATAGATTTTTTTACAAGCACATCAGAGGAAGATCATGCGGTATCTAATCGTTATGCAGAAGTGGTTTCTACTCCTATAAATTATAACGGAGAAATAAAAAAGGGAGACACTTTATTGGTTCATCATAATGTTTTTAAATTTTACAACGACATGAGAGGAAGAAGAAAAAGCGGTAAAAGTTTTTTTAAAGACAACCTTTTTTTTGTTGACTATGATCAGTTTTTTTTATACAAACACAATGGAAGATGGAAGGCTCATGATAAGTATTGCTTTGTCGAACCTATAAAGATAAAGGAAAAATTTTTAAAAACTTCTGGCTCTGAAGAACCTTTGATGGGTATTATTAAATACATTAATAATCAGTTATTAGCAATGGGTTTAAAAGTAGGAGACGAGGTAAGTTTTCAGCCTGAATCAGAATATGAGTTTTTTGTTGAGGGAGAAAAGCTATACAGAATGTTTACTAACAATATAACTTTGAAGTTTGAATAATAAAAAATTAAAGTTAGAGATTATAAAAGCTGGTGAATTAGCTGTAGTTCAGTTAATTAAAGTAGCAAAAGAAGATATTATAAAATATGATAAAGATGATGAGTTAGCCGCTGATAGGTTAAAAAACGCAGCTGCTACTAAAAAGTTAGCTATTTTTGATGCTTTTGAAATTTTAAAAAGAATAAGAGAGGAAAGGGATATATTAGAGGGAGTAGAAGTAAAAACCAATAATACACCAAAAGGATTTGCAGAATCGAGATCTAAATAAAATTTATAAAATTGTTAATCATTTAGTGCCTAAATCTGTTAGGTCTACTAAAAACCGTTCACACTCCTGGTCGTCTGGGTATAATAAAAAATATGATATAGTAGTAATATCTAAAGACGGCACTATAGGCGACATATATAATATAAGTGGTTTGAATGTAGCCTTACCATCCACACCTAAATTAACTTCAAAGCTTAAAAAAGAAAACCAATATTGGAAACCTTCTGATTACCCAAAAGAATTAAAAAGAGTACAAACTATATTTCACTGGCATGAAGCTCCGTCTGCTTTTAAATCAAAGTGGGTGGATTATATAGAGTCTGAATTTGACAGAAGGGAACAGGGGCATTGGTTTTTAAACAATGGAATTCCTACATATATTACAGGAACACATTACATGTATTTGCAATGGACTAAAATTGATGTTGGTCATCCTGATTTTAGAGAAGCCAATAGAGTGTTTTTCTTATTCTGGCAAGCTTGTAAGGAAGATAGTAGAAGTTTTGGAATGTGCTATTTAAAAATAAGACGTTCAGGATTTTCTTTTATGAGTTCTGCTGAAGGAGTAAACAAGGCTACTATATCTAAAGACTCTCGTATTGGGATACTTTCTAAAACTGGAGCAGATGCAAAAAAAATGTTTACTGACAAGGTTGTACCTATATCTAACAACTATCCTTTTTTCTTCAAGCCTATTCAAGACGGTATGGATAAGCCTAAAACTGAATTAGCCTATCGTGTGCCTGCTTCTAAAATTACTAAAAAGAATATGTATGATCAAGGTGAAGAAGAGTTAGAAGGGTTAGACACAACTATTGATTGGAAAAACACTTCTGATAACTCATACGATGGGGAAAAATTACAACTACTAATACATGATGAAAGTGGTAAATGGGAAAGACCTGAAAACATTTTAAATAATTGGCGTGTTACAAAAACATGTTTAAGACTTGGAAGCAAGATAATAGGAAAATGTATGATGGGTTCAACATCAAATGCTTTAGATAAAGGTGGTAATAATTTTAAAAAATTATTTGAAGACTCAGACTGTACTAAAAGAAATCAAAATGGTCAAACTAAATCGGGATTATACAACTTGTTTATTCCTATGGAATGGAACTTTGAGGGGTATATAGATATTTATGGTATGCCTGTTTTTAGCACACCAACTAAAAGCGTTACAGGAATTGATGGAGAAGACATATATGTCGGAGCTGTTGATTACTGGACAAACGAAGTAGATTCTTTGTCTCAAGACCCAGACGCATTAAATGAATTTTATAGACAATTTCCTCGAACAGAATCTCACGCTTTTCGTGATGAAAGCAAACAATCTTTGTTTAATTTAACAAAAATTTATCAACAAATTGATTACAATGATTCTTTAATTAAAGAACATTTTATAACGCAAGGGTCATTTAGATGGAAGGACGGAATCAAAGATTCTGAAGTTATTTGGAGTCCAAATAAAAATGGAAGATTTTTTGTAACTTGGTTGCCGAGAAAAGAATTACAAAACAGGGTAATAGAAAAATTAAATTCTAAACACCCTGGCAATGAACATTTAGGTTCTTTTGGATGTGATTCTTATGATATTTCTGGAGTGGTTGTAGGAAAGGGATCTAACGGGTCTTTACATGGTTTGACTAAGTTTAATATGGACGAAGCTCCATCAAATCATTTTTTCTTAGAATATATAGCACGACCTCAAACTGCAGAAATATTTTTTGAAGAAGTGTTGATGGCTTGTGTTTTTTATGGCATGCCTATTTTATGTGAAAACAATAAGCCTCGCTTACTATATCATTTTAAAAATAGAGGATATAGAGGTTTTTGTACGAATAGGCCAGACAAAAGATATAACAAGTTGTCAAAGACTGAAAGAGAATTAGGAGGAATCCCTAATACTTCTGAAGATGTAAAGCAATCTCATGCTTCAGCTATAGAGTCTTATATTGAAAAACATATAGGAATAGATTTAACAGGAAGTTATAGAGAAAAAGACGATATGGGTGAAATGTATTTTGGAAGAACTTTAGAGGATTGGGCAAAGTTTGATATAAGTAATAGAACAAAATTTGATGCTTCAATAAGCTCAGGATTAGCAATTATGGCCAACCAAAAACATTTGTATACCCCTGTTAAGAAACAATCAAAAATAAGCATTAACTTTGCAAGATATAATAACAAAAGTACAGTAAGTCAACTGATTAATAGATGAAAGACGTTTTAGTAAATTTACAGTCTACCGCTTTTCCTGATCAATTTGTTTCGGATGCCACTAAAGAAACTCTTGAATACGGGTTACAAGTAGGACAGGCTATCCAATATGAGTGGTTTAGAAAAGACGGTAATCAATGCAGGTTTTACAGTCAATGGCAAGAGTTTAACAAGCTTAGACTTTATTCTCGTGGCGAACAATCAATCGCAAAATACAAAAATGAATTAGCAATAGATGGAGATTTAAGTTATTTAAATTTAGATTGGACTCCTATTGCTATAATACCAAAGTTTGTAGATATAGTGGTAAACGGAATGTCCGATAGATTATTTGATGTAAAGTGTTATGCTGAAGATGCAATGTCAGCTGAAAGAAGAGGAGCGTTTGAGCAAAACGTCAGAGACAATATGGTAGCCGCTCCGCTATTTAAACAAATACAACAAGATTTTGGTGTAGAGGTATTCACGATGAATGAAGATGAAGTTCCAGAAACAGATGAGGAATTAGCTTTATATATGAACATGAAATATAAGCCTGCTATTGAAATAGCTGCTGAAGAAGCAATCAGTACTTTGTTTGCTGAAAATCATTATAATGATATAAGAAAAAGAGTAGACTATGATATTGCTACTATAGGGATAGGTATTACCAGACATCAGTTTCAATTAGGACAAGGTGTTGTGTTAGATTATGTAGATCCTGCAAATGTGGTATATAGTTATACTGAAGACCCCTACTTTAGAGATTGTTTTTATTGGGGAGAAATCAAAACCGTATCAATGACTGAGTTGGTAAAAATTGATCCAGACATAACTGAGGAAGACATGAGAGAGATTTCTAAATACAGTCAGGCTTGGTACGACTATTTTAATGTAGCGCAATTTTATGAAAACAGTATGTTTGCAAGAGACACTTGTACGCTAATGTATTTTAATTACAAGACTACAAACAGTTTTGTTTATAAGAAAAAAACAACTTCTGAAGGAAACTTCCGAGTGGTAGAAAAAGACGATCAATTTAACCCTCCTCAAGAAATGATGGATGAAGGAAGTTTTGAAAGGGTTGAAAGAAAAATAGATGTTTGGTATGAGGGTGTAATGGTTATGGGTACAAATATTATGCTAAAGTGGGAAATGGCTAAAAATATGGTTAGACCTGCTGCGGCTACACAATATGCTTTACCTAATTATATAGCTTGCGCACCACGCATGTACAAGGGTACTATTGAATCTTTAGTCAGAAGAATGATTCCTTTTGCTGATTTAATTCAAATGACACATTTAAAAATACAACAAGTATTATCCAGAGTTGTTCCTGATGGTGTTTTTATTGACGCTGATGGGCTTAACGAGGTAGACTTGGGTACGGGTAATGCTTATAATCCCGAAGACGCTTTAAGGCTGTATTTTCAAACAGGTAGTGTTATTGGTAGAAGTTATACTCAAGATGGTGAATTTAATAACGCCAGAGTGCCTATACAACAACTTACTGCGTCAAGCGGAGCTAACAAAATGCAAATGTTAATTCAAAACTTTAACTACTATTTAGATATGGTAAGACAAGTTACAGGGTTAAACGAAGCCAGAGATGGTTCAACGCCAGATCCTAACGCATTGGTGGGGATACAAAAATTAGCTGCTTTAAATTCTAACACAGCTACTCGACATATTTTACAAGGAAGTTTGTATATAACCAAAACCATAGCAGAAGCGTTAGCTATACGAACTGCTGATATTTTAGAGTTTTCTGATTTTGCGGATGAGTTTGCAATGCAAATAGGCAAATACAATGTAAAATTACTTGGAGACATAAAAGAATTATACCTGCATAGTTTTGGAATATTTATTGAGCTTGCTCCAGATGAAGAAGAGAAAGCAATGTTAGAACAAAATATTCAGATGGCTTTATCTCAAAAAGATATTAACTTAGAAGACGCTATAGATATTAGAGAGTTGAAAAACATAAAAATGGCTAATCAACTTTTAAAACTAAAAAGAAAAAAGAAACAAGAAGCAGAGCAAGCTGCTAAAATGCAGGAACAACAAATGGCGGCTACCATGCAAATGCAGGCGCAACAAGCCAAAGCTGCTATGGAGCAACAACGAATTCAAATGGAAACAGAAGCAAAAATGCAGTATAGACAAGCTGATATTTCTTTTGAAATAGAAAAAATGAAAGCAGAGGCTGCGTTAAAAGGTCAGTTAATGCAGGAAGAATTCCAGTATCAAATGCAGCTTAAAGGTATTGAGCAGGAACAATTAGACTCAAGACAAAAAACAAAAGAAGATGCTAAAGACTTTAGAACTAAATTACAAGCCACTCAACAATCAAAAATGATAGAGCAGCGTAAAAGAAACTTACCCTCTATAAATTTTGAATCTAATGAAGATAGTTTAGATGGTTTTGATTTAGCAGAATTTGAGCCAAGATAGGCTAAAAATAAATATAATTTAATTATTAACTTTGTAAAAAATTTAATCAAATGGATATAAAAGTAAAAGAAGTAAGTTTAGTAGAAGAAAAATCAGCTCAAGAAATAGAAGCAGATTTGCTAAAAAAACACGAAGAGGAAACACAAATAGTAGAACAACCAGCAGAGCAACCAGCGGTAGAGGCACAAGAAGTAAAGCCAGAACCAGTAGTTGAAGAAGCTGTAGAAGAAAAAACTCCCTCGTCAGAGTTAAATGACGAAGACGTTCTTTCATATATTAAAAAAAGATATGATAAAGAAATAAATTCAGTAGACGATTTGTTAGCTCAAAGAGAGTCAAACGAGTCTTTACCTGAAGATGTTTCTGCATATTTTAAGTATAAAAAAGAAACTGGTCGAGGAATAGAAGATTTTGTATCACTACAAAAAGATTATTCTTCTATGGAAGACGATCAGGTCTTGGCTAATTACTATGCGACTACCGAAGAAGGTTTAGACGCAATAGATATTCAAGATATTATTGAGGACAAGTTTAGTTTCGATCAAGATTTAGACGAGCCAAAAGATATTAAGAAGAAAAAGTTAGCTAAAAAACGAGAACTTGCGAAAGCAAAGAAGTTTTTAAATGAACAAAAAGATAAATATAAAATTCCTCTTGAGTCAAGTGGGGGTGGATTATCAGAAGATCAGGAAAAAAATCTTAATGCTTATAAAAGTTATAAAGAAGAATCAGAAGCTGTTAGAC